AGAAATGAACGGGATAGGAGGATAAGAGATGAAAGAGAAATATGAAAGATTAAAGGATATAGCAGCAACTTATGGATACGACAAAATAGAAGAAGAGACTGAGAAAAAATTGATAATAAGTAACGGATATTTTCATGAATTAAGAATACTGTGTGATGATGTTGAGCGTAAATTTGGTATGAGAATAGTTAATAGAGTCTATGATTCAACAATTTTTACAGTTACAACTTATCATTACGGTGATTTTTTGATAGAATTTGAAAAAACTTTAAAAATAAATATAAAACGTGTTTTCAAAGAATCAACGAGGATGATTAATTTAGATGTGTAGGAGAGTAAGAAATGATTAAAAAAATATGGAATAACATAGAAATTATACTAATCACAATTTCAATGCTGTTAGCAATGTTTACAGCAGGTCTGATATTAGGTGTATATGTGTCGAGTAATACTATTGAGGAACTTTCTAATGACAATATAGTTAAGGAGCGAACTATCCAGCAACAAAAAGAACGTATTAGACAATTACAATTGCTTAAACAATATAAGGAGATTTATAGGTAATGATAGGAGATATATTTTTATTCATAAAACAGTTTTTGAAAGAACAATTTTGCATACATGAATATGTTCGTCAGAGCATATACATTTCTTCATGGAAAGTATGTAAAAAATGTGGAAGAGTTAAACTTTAGGAGGGGTTAATAATGATTAAAAGAGTAGTAACAATAACAGGTGATGTTGAGGCCTTAGGTGATAAAATTAATTATTTTATAGAAAATGAATTAATTGAAAAAGAATGTGTTGCTGATGTGAAAATCATAGAAAATTATAGAAGTACACAAACGAAAGAGTCTTATCTAGTAGGCGGAGGGACTTGGACACACCAAACAATATATTACACAGCGTTTATTTATGTAAGAGAGTTGTAAAAGATGAAATGGAATAAATTAGAATTAAGAGAATTACCTATAGAAGAACAAGACGGAGATAATTATAAGACTGCATGGTATGGACCTATACCAGAACTTGGCGAAGAAGTGTTAGTTACTGTACCTTTATCTTCTGGGAAGTTTATTAATACATATACTGATGCGTGGATAGAATTTGATAACGGAGTAGGTTTTGAATACACGGATAATGATGTTATTTACTGGATGGAAATGCCACAATACAACGGAGAATTGGACGATAAGGAGGAAGAAATGACTAACAGAATATATTTAGAATTAAAGTATAAAGATGCTCAAATAATAAAGCATGCATTACAAGAATATGTTAAGAGATCAGATGTGAAAAATGAAACAGATATTGAAGAAGAATTAGTACTTCTTAATACTGTTGAAGAAGAAGTGAATCTGTTTAAGAGAAAGAACGGTATTAAGTAAGAAGGAGGACTTTTGATGAGATATACTAGAGATGAAGCAAGATTCTTTTTAGAAAATTATAACAATTTGAAGTTTGAATGCAATGATTTCTTGTTGAATAGTTATCAACCAGGAAATATAAGTGAAGTAAGCAGTCAAAAGACTGGTAGAGAAAATGAAAGAAATCTTATAAAAAAGATTGATGATAGAAAATATCAAGAAAACAGAAGGGTATTAAAGTGCATTGATAAGTATCTAAAAAATTTAGATGTTGAAACATACAGATTAGTATATGCTAAGTACTTTAACCGTATGAAAAACTATGATATAGCCACTAAATATCATATGCATATTTCAACTGTAAAACGTAAGTTAAGCGTACAGTTGGATATTTTTCAAAAATTAATAAATTGTGATTAAATGTTGAGCCTTTTGAGCCTTTTAAATGTGGTATAATTGTAATATGGAAAGTTTAGGTAGAGAATCCAAATCGCTTCCAGAGTAATTTATTGATTTTAGATACGACATAACTTTAGTAATAAACTTTTCTTAATTGTAACAAACCTCTCCACCTAAACCATTCGATATTATATAATCTTAATTTAAGAGATGGCTATTTAGCTGTCTTTTTATTTTGTTCTAATAATGAAATATACCCCCTCCCTTAAAATATATAGCCTATATGCTATATATACCCTATATAAAGGGGGTAGGTAAGGAGAATACCGTGAGACTTGATAAGACTGGAGCACACCGTACAGCATTCGATAAGAATAAACAAAGATTGCTCAAGACACAGAACTATTGTGGAATATGTGGCAAACAAGTTGATAAGTCTATTAAATATCCCGATCCATTAAGTCCAGTGATTGACCATATAATTCCAGTTGCTAAAGGTGGACATCCATCAGATCTAGCTAATTTACAGTTAGCACACTTCCATTGCAACAGACAGAAGTCAGATAAGCTATTTAGTAAGGGAAATGAGGTCAAGGAGGATGTAATAGGTAACAGAAACTTGCCAAAACTGTTAGATTGGATGAATTACAAAGAAAAATAGCAAAAAATAAGCAAAAAACAGCGAAAAATCGTAAAAAATGCTAAAAAACGGCAAAAATAACAAAAAAATCAACAAAAAGCCTGATTTATCAAGGTTTTTAAAATAAATTAAAAGTGAAAATGTTGATTTATCAAGGTTCATGGGGGGAGTGCCCCTCCCCACGGCTTCGGGCGACCTTCACGCCGTCACTGTACATTTTTTCTCGCGCGAAAATTTTGATTGACAGAAAGGAGCGATTTTATTGGAATATAAAGGCATACAATACCTTCGTAGAAAGCTTGCTTTGACTAATTCTCGTGTAGATTTGAGGTATCGTCAATATGCAATGAAGCATAACGAAGCTCAATACGGAATAACAATACCTAACGAATTAAAATATCAATATCGAGCAGTGCTAGGTTGGTGCACAAAGGCTGTTGACAGTCTAGCTGATAGATTGGTATTTAGAGAATTTGAAAAAGATGATTTCAATGTAAATAGTATTTTTAAACAAAATAATCCAGATATATTCTTTGATAGTGTAATTTTATCTTCACTGATTGCATCGTGTAGTTTTGTGTATATTTCTAAAGTTGGAGATGATATTCCACGATTGCAAGTAATTGAGGCTAGTAATGCTACTGGAATTCTTGATCCTATAACAGGACTACTGACAGAAGGTTATGCAATTCTAAAAAAAGATGAAAATGGTAAAGCTTTGCTAGAGGCTTATTTCACAGAAAATGAGACTATTATTAACGATAAGAGAACTAGTCAAACAACAGTAGTTAATAATCCAGCAGGGATTCCCCTGTTAGTTCCAGTAATTCATGCTCCAGACAGTGTAAGGCCCTTCGGAAGGTCAAGAATAACACGTTCGGGAATGTATTACCAAAAGTTAGCTAAAAGAACGTTAGAAAGAGCTGATGTTACAGCAGAATTCTATTCATTCCCTCAAAAGTATTTATTGGGGATGGATGCAGACGCTGAGCCGTTAGAAAGTTGGAAGGCTACAGTGTCAAGCATGTTACAAATAACGGTGAATGAGAACGGGGATAAGCCTACAGTAGGTCAATTTACTACTCCGTCAATGTCGCCGTTTACTGAGCAATTAAGAACTGCTGCGGCTTTATTTGCTGGAGAAACAGGACTTACTCTTGATGATTTAGGTTTCGTATCAGATAATCCATCTTCTGTAGAAGCGATTAAAGCTAGTCATGAAAATTTAAGACTTGCTGGGAGAAAAGCTCAACGATCATTGGGAAGTGGACTTTTAAATGTAGCGTATGTTGCTTGTTGTTTGAGAGATGATTTCAAGTATAACAGAGGTCGTTTTATTGATACTAAGCCTAAGTGGGAGCCGTTATTCGAAGCAGACGCTAACATGCTTACTTTAATAGGTGATGGAGTAATCAAGCTTAATCAAGCATTACCTGGCTACATTGACTCTAATGTGATTAGGGATCTAACTGGAATTAAAGGAGATATGACCGCTAAGCCGAAAATTGAGGAAGTAGAGAGAAAGTCTACTAAGTCGGAAGATAAGCAAAATAATAGGATTATCTCCACATATGAGATTACTTCGCTTTTAAGTAATTATCAAAAAGGAGTGCTTTCTAAAGAGAACGGAATTTTACTGTTAACATCTACAGGGATGAGTAAACAAGAGGCTGAGGCTATGTTGAATAAAACGGAAGTTTTGGAGCAGGTAAATGAGTAACGATCTATTAGGACGTATAACTCAAACGTTCGAGAAACGCTTAAAAAATGTAAATATAAAAGCTGCCTCCTACGAAGATGTTAATGATTATGCAGTGGCTTTGGGAGAAATCCTAACCACTGCTTTTAATATTCATATTACTGGAAATCCTGGAGAAATCATTGAACAAATTCTTAATGATAGGCTAAAAGAGAATCATAGGTTGATTACTAATTTTGGTAGATTAGTTCAAGATATTCTGAATAAACAAGCTAAAATTGGTTTAGAAGTACAAATTCCTGAAGTGAATCAAAGTAGAATAGATGGATTAGTTAGCAGACTGTCAGAGGGAGATTTTGAACAGTCAAAATGGTTGTTAGGCTCTCCTGTTGTTAATTTTAGTCAATCCGTTGTAGATGACATGGTTCGTAAAAATGCCGAGTTTCATTTTCGTTCTGGAATGAGTCCGAAAATTATTAGGAAAGAAGTTGGTAATTGCTGTAAATGGTGTAAAAATTTAGTTGGTACATATAAGTATCCAGATGTACCGAAAGATGTGTATAGACGGCATAGAAATTGCAGATGTACGGTTGAATATATCCCTAAAAAAGGTGTAAGGCAAGATGTTCATACAAAACAAGTTAAATATGAAACAAAAGAAGAAGTGAAGGAATTGCCTTATACTAGTTTAAAAACTGAATGGTTGAAAAATTATAAAAAACCAAAAGTAGTTGATGCTGAATATTTTGTTGATGGTAAAAACGTTATATTAGATTATTCTGAAAAAGAAAAGAAGATAGCACATCAAATCGCTAATAAATTTGGTGTGGAAGTTAAGTTGAATCCAAAAGTCTATATTCCAGAACGTATTCCAAGTTCTGATTTTAGGATTAATAATGTAAATTATGATTTAAAAGAAATCATTAATGATGGAAACAATAATGTTGATACAGCTATAAAAAAAGGGAAAAAACAAGCAAATAATTTTGTTTTAGATTATACAAATTCTAGATTAACAAGAAGTGAAATAGATAGTAGGTTAAATAGACTTTATCAAAATCCTTATAGAAATTGGGTAGAAAATATTATATTAATAAATAATGATGTAATAGAAGATGTTGTAACAAAAAAATCAAAAAAATAAAAAAGAGATATTGATCCATCCTCCAAAAAAACTGGGGGGAAGACGTCCAATATCTCTTTTGTTACTTATATTATAATATGACATTAAAAAAAAGTCAATATTTGCCCTGCCGTATGGCGTTAAACTAGGTAGATTGGAAAGGAGCAACTAAATGACGAAGTTTGGTATTCAAACTCCTTCACAATCGGTAATATTAGACTATAACGAAAGTCGTTATCAAGAGGCTGTAGATTTATATAAAAGAACAGGATTATTAATTTATGATTGGCAGTTGTATCTACTAAAAGACATCATGGCAGTCGATGAAGAAGGTCTGTGGACACATCAGAAATTTGGTTATTCGTTGCCACGTCGTAACGGTAAGACTGAGATCGTGTATATTCTTGAGATTTGGGCCTTACATCAAGGTATCAATATTTTACACACAGCACACCGAATTAGCACCTCTCATTCATCTTTTGAAAAGGTTAAAAAATACCTTGAGAGGATGGGATATGTAGATGGAGAAGACTTTAATTCTATACGTGCCAAGGGTCAAGAAAGAATTGAATTATATTCTACTGGTGGAGTTGTTCAATTTAGAACTAGGACTAAAAATGGTGGTCTTGGTGAGGGATTTGATTTAATGATAATCGATGAGGCGCAAGAGTATACAATTGAACAAGAATCGGCTCTAAAGTATACAGTTACCGATAGTAAGAATCCAATGACTGTGATGTGTGGGACACCTCCTACACCAGTTTCTATTGGAACAGTATTCACTAAATTTCGTGAAGCTTGCTTATTTGGTAAGAGTAAGTATTCTGGATGGGCCGAGTGGTCGGTAGAAGATGAGAAAGAAATTAATGATGTTGAGGCTTGGTATAATTCTAATCCCTCATTAGGTTATCACTTGACGGAAAGAAAGATAGAGGCTGAGCTTGGAGAAGATAAGCTTGATCATAATGTTCAGCGTCTTGGATTTTGGCCGTCATTCTCTCAAAAGTCTGTAATTAGTGAGAGGGAATGGGATGGACTTCAAATTAACGGAAAACTTAATTTTAAAGGTAAGTTGTTTGTTGGTATAAAATATGGGAATGATGGTGCTAATGTGAGTATGAGCATCGCTGTTAGGACTGAAGATGAACGTATTTTTATTGAAACAATCGATTGTCAAAGCTTAAGAAACGGTAATTTGTGGTTGATTAACTTTCTAAAACAAGCAGATGTTGCTAGTATCGTTGTTGATGGAGCAAGTGGCCAGAAAATGCTTGAAGAAGAGTTAAGAGATTATAAAATTAGGAACATTATTTTACCAACTGTAAAAGAGATAATAACTGCTAACTCAGTTTTTGAACAGGGTATTTACCAAAAGACCATTTGTCACAATGGCCAACCGTCACTTAGAAAAGTTGCTACTAACTGTGAAAAACGTAGCATAGGCAGTAACGGTGGTTTTGGATATAAATCACAGTTTGATGACATGGACATTTCGTTGTTGGATAGTGCATTACTTGCACACTGGGCTTGCCATTCGCTTAAGCCTAAGAAGAAACAAAGGATAAGCTATTAGTAGCTTAAATTACCGAACGGACGGGGAATCCGGAAAAAAGGAGATTTAAAATGACAGAATTTAAAGCAATTGAAACGCAAGAACAATTAAATGCGATTATCAAGGCAAGATTAGATCGCGAAAAAGAAAAGTATGCTGATTATGATCAATTATCAGAAAAGATTAAAACTTTAGAGATGGAAAACTCAAACTTGAAACAAACTATCACTGATAAAGAGACAAGTGAAAGTACAAATCTTACTAAGATTGCTGAGCTTGAAAGTAACGTGAATAGTTGGAAAAGTAAGTTACTTAAGCAACAAATTGCAATGAAGAATGGACTGCCATTTGAACTAGCAGACAGATTGCAAGGCGATACAGAAGAAAGTTTGAATGAAGATGCGGAACGTCTAGCATCGTTAGTTAGTGTTAAAAATTATACACAGCCATTAGCGGATAAAGAACCAAATATTGAAACAAATGGTGTCGATGCTGCATGGCGTGATGTTGTTAAGAATTTAAGATAAAAAGGAGAATAAAACATGACAGAATCAAAAGAATCAAATGCACTGAAAAAAGGGACTTTATTTAAGCCAGAATTAGTTACTGATATCATGAATAAGGTACAAGGACGCTCAACTCTTGCTAAATTATCAAACCAACAACCTATTCCATTTAATGGAACTGAGCAATTCATCTTCAATTTAGAAGGTAATGCACAAATTGTAGGAGAGGGAGAACTAAAAGGTGCTGGAAAAGCCGTAATCACTACTAAAGTGATTAAACCTTTAAAATTCGTTTACCAAGCACGTATCACAGATGAATTTTTATACGCTTCTGATGAGAAAAAACTGGAGTTTTTAAAACATTATGCAGAAGGCTTCTCTAAAAAGATTGCAGAAGGTTTTGATATTGCAGCTATTCACGGATTAGAGCCAAAAGGACTAACTGAAGCAAGTTTCAAAGCTACTAACTCATTTGATGGTTTAATTACAGGAAATGTAGTTACTTATAATGCAGCGACTATTGATGAAAATATTGATACTGCTGTTCAATCTGTTGTAGCAAACGATAACGAAGTGACAGGGATTGCAATGTCACCAGTAGCTGGTCAAGCAATGTCTAAAATTAAGGTTAAAGATGTAGTGCAATATCCAGAATTCAGATTTGGACAACGTCCAGATAATTTCTTTAACATGGATTTGGATATCAACAAAACTTTAACGGTACAAGGTGGTTCTGCTAAGAAAGACCACGTTATTGTTGGAGATTTCCAAAATAGATTTAAGTGGGGATATGCTGAAAACATTCCTATGGAGATTATTGAATACGGAGATCCAGATGGTACAGGACGTGATTTAAAAGCATACAATGAAATCTTATTACGTACGGAAGCATATATCGGATGGGGAATCCTAGATGAAAAAGCATTTGCTCGTGTAGAAGAAGCTTAGGAGGTAACTTATGGCTACATACAGACACAAAGTCAGTGGAGTAGAGATTTTAACAGAAAGTGAACTTTCGGGAGATTGGGAGCTTGTAGATGAATCTACGAAAACTAAAAATAGTAAATCAGAAGAGGTAGAACCTACAGAGGAATCTGAGGTAGTTTCTGATAAAGAATAGAGGTGTATTATGTGCACACTTAAAACATTTGCTAGTATTGATGATTTAGAAGTTTTATGGAGAAATGTTGAAGAACATGAGATAAGTCGTGCTAAAGAGCTTTTAAATACGGTTTCTCATGTCTTGAGAGTGGAGGCTAGAAAAGTAAATAAAGATTTAGATTTACTGGTTAAAGAAGATGAGAGTTATGCTTATCTTGTTAAATCAGTTGTAATCGATATTGTAGCCCGAACTCTTATGACTTCGACAAATCAAGAGCCTATGACTCAATTCGCAGAGTCAGCTCTTGGTTACTCCGTGTCAGGTTCATTCCTAGTTCCTGGAGGAGGTCTTTTCATAAAAGATAGTGAGCTCAAGCGTTTAGGTTTTAAAAAACAACGATTTGGAGTAATTAATTTCTATGACATTAATTAAAGGAATCGATGTTATATTGATTGATAAAATTCAAAACGGGGTTGATTCTTTCAATCATCCTATTTTTGTTGATAGTGAGATAGTTGTTAAGAATGTCTTAGTCGCTCCTGCTTCTACTGATGATATCACTAATTCTGTTAATTTAACTGGAAAAAAGGCGATATATACTATGGGAATACCTAAGGGCGATGGGAATAACTGGGAAAATAAAGAAGTTTTATTTTTCGGGAAAAAATGGCGTACGATTGGTATTGCACAGCAAGGTATTGAGTCCTTAATTCCGTTAGATTGGAATAAGAAAGTGATGGTTGAAAGATATGAGTAGTAAATTTGTATTGAATTATAGCGGTGTAGCTGAGCTTATGAAGAGTCCAGCTATGGTTGATCTCTTGAGAGAAAAAGCTAAATCTATACAGGATAAAGCAGGAGATGGATATGAAATTAGTTCGTTTGTTGGTAAAAACAGAGCTAATGTTAGTGTTAAGACTAAGTCAAGAAAAGCTATTAGAGATAACAACAAAAACAATACTTTATTAAAGGCTATGAGATAATGATTGAAGTGATTGTAAAAGAATATTTGTCAAAACGACTAGATATTCCTATCGTTTTCGAACATCAACAAAATTTACCTAAACAGTATATTTTATTAGAAAAGACTAGTGGAAGTAGGGAAAACTTTCTAAATTCATCAACAGTAGCAATTCAATGTTATGGCGCTTCATTGTTTGAAGCAGCTAAATTAAATGAGAAAATTAAAGAATTAATGTACGGCTTAATAGCGGTATCTGAAGTTTCAAAAGTTAGTTTAAACAGTGATTATAATCACACTGACTTGGAGACTAAGGAATATCGTTATCAAGCTGTTTTTGATATTCATTATTATTAAAAGGAGACAAAAAATGGCAGATGTAAATAAAGTAACTTCGGCGAAACCTAAGATTGGGGGAGCTATTTATTCAGCGCCGTTAGGAACAACACTTCCTACGGACGCTACAACAGAATTAAATACAGCGTTTAAAGCATTAGGATATATTTCAGAAGATGGTCTTGTGAATGAGAATACAGCAAGTACAGAAAATTTAAAAGCATGGGGTGGAGATATCGTCGACGTTGTGCAAACAGAAAAAACGGATAAATTCACTTATACTTTAATTGAGTCGCTGAATATTGATGTTTTAAAAGAGATTTATGGTAAAGATAATGTTGAGGGTGATCTTGAGACTGGAATTACAATCAAAGCAAATACTAAAGAATTAGAACATCATTCAGTGGTAATTGAAATGATTCTAAAAGGCGGAGTGCTAAAACGAATCGTAATTCCTAATGGTAAAGTTGGAGAAGTGGGAGAAATCAAATACACTGATTCTGAGATGGTTGGATTTGAGACTACTTTAAACGCCTTCCCAGACAGCAAAGCAAATACTCACTACGAGTATATCAAAAAAAATAATGTATAGGAGATTTGATAGATGAAAAGATTAACAGGTGTCACTAAATCAGGATTTGCATATTCTATTTTAGAGAAAAATATAAAAAACTATGAATTAGTAGAAGCATTAGGAGAATTGGATACTAATCCGTTAGCATTACCAAGAGTGTTAAATTTATTACTTGGTAAAGAACAAACTCAAAAATTAAAAGATCATGTGAGAGACGAAGATGGAATCATCGATACTGAGAAAGTAACGTTAGAACTTGAAGATATCTTCAAAGCTCAAGAGCGTTTAAAAAAATAGTAGTCCTTGCTAGTATGCTGAATACAGATGAGGATGCTGTAATTTGTGATTTGGCTGAGACGTATAATATCTACAATTACAAAGATATGCCACCAGATAAGGTGGCTATTTTTTGTAGTGGACTAAGGGAAGATTCTAGAATCAAATTAAAGATGTCTGGTCAAAAGGTGAAATTTGATACTATTTTATTAGCATCTATAGTTGATAGATTAAGTCTTCTGGTTTGGGCCAAAACAAAAGACGGACAAAATGGAAGAAATAAACCTAAGTCTATAGTTGATGGTATTAATAAACCTGTTCAAGAAAAAGAAGAGGTTGTATTCGCTACTAGTGAGGAGTTTGAAAAAGTTAGAAATAAAATCTTGAGGGAAGGAGGATAATATGGCAACTAATTTAGGTAAAGCATATGTACAAATCATGCCTTCCGCAAAAGGTATCTCTGGAATGATTTCTAAGGAATTAGACGGAGAAGTAAAAAGCGCTGGTCAAAGCGCAGGAAATAGTTTGATCTCAACGATAAAGAATGCAGTAATTGCAGCTGGAATAGGTAAGCTATTTGCCAGTTCACTTATGGAAGGTGGTAAACTTCAGCAATCTCTAGGTGGAATTGAGACGCTATTTAAAAAAAATGCTGACACTGTTAAGCAGTATGCAGACGATGCTTACAAAACAACTGGACTATCCGCTAATGCTTATATGGAGAATGTCACAGGTTTTAGTGCAAGTTTACTTCAATCTTTGGGCGGAGATACTGCTAAGGCTGCGAAAGTCGCTAATATGGCAATGGTAGATATGGCCGATAACTCAAATAAGATGGGAACATCCATGGAGCTTATCCAAAATGCATATCAAGGATTTGCAAAGCAGAACTACACAATGCTGGATAACTTGAAATTAGGATATGGTGGAACTAAGCAAGAAATGCAACGTTTGTTGGCCGACGCACAAAAACTGACAGGCGTTAAATATGACATCAATAATTTATCTGATGTTTATGAAGCAATTCACGTAATTCAAAAAGAATTAGATATCACAGGAACTACAGCTAAAGAAGCATCAACAACATTGCAGGGTTCTTTTGCTTCCATGAAAGCAGCATTTACTAACTTATTAGGTAAGTTGTCGCTTGGGCAAGATATTAAGCCTTCATTACAAGCACTAGCAACTACAACAACTACATTTTTAGTAGGTAATTTCTTACCGATGGTTGGTAATATTTTGAAAGGTTTGCCAACTCTCGTGATAGGTGCATTCTCTGGACTGGCTGAACAGTTAAGAGGAATACTAGGTGATGAAGTCGTCAATAAGATACAAGGATATTTAACACAAGTTTCCGGTGCTGTTGAATCATTTATGAATGTGTTAACAGGTTCAATATCTAAACAAGAAGGTATTGACCTAATGAAAGCATTAGGAATTAATGAGGGGACAGCTGATTCCATTGCTAGTATCGCTGAGAATATCAGAACAGCTTTTCAAAATATTTGGGAAGCGATTAAAAATGTAACGGCAATTGTTGGAGAATTTGTCGGAGATCTATTAGGAATTAACAGTACTGAAAGTAGTGTTAGTGGTGTAGGATTAGCATTTGAATTGTTAAGTGATGTTGTGAAAAAAGCATCTGAATGGATTAAAGATTTCACATCATTTTTAAGAGAAAATGAAGTAGCACTAGGACTTGTGAAAATTGCATTAAGTGCTATTTTAGGTAGGTTTATAGCATTAAGTGTAATTGGACCTATTACAGCTTTAATCAACGGTTTTCAAACAGCTATCACTGCTGCAAGAACAGCAATGGCGATATTTAACGCTGTTATGATTTTAAGTCCAATGACAGCACTTGTTGCTGGGATAACAGCTGTTGTCGCTGCTTTAGTATGGTTTTTCACTAAGACTGAAACTGGGAAAGCTATATGGCAAGGATTTGTTGATTTTATCAAACAAGCATGGAATGGAGTAGTAGAATTCTTTAGTGGTATATGGAATGGAATTACAACAGGAGCAACGATGTTGTGGACAGGAATTCAAGCTGTTTGGGCAGTCGCTGTAGAAGCTATAAAAATCTTATGGCAAGGTGTATCAGAATTCTTTTCAACTTTATGGAATGGAATTACTGAAGGTGCAAGCACAGCGTGGACTTTCATTACAACTTCGATAACTGCTATTGTTCAGCCGTTTATAGAGGCTTTCTTGAATGCCTGGAACATTCTTAAAGATGGACTTACGGCCATTTGGGAAGGTGTGAAGCTTGTAATTCAAGGTGCATGGGAATTTATCAAAGCAATTGTGATGGGAGCTGTATTAATCGTTATTGATTTAGTAACGGGTAACTTCACTAAACTGAAAGAAGACTTACAACTTATTTGGGATGCTATTAAAGCAGCAGTTCAATTAGTTTGGGAAGGTATTAAGTTCGCTATCACAGCAATAGTAGGAGTTACAGTCACATTAATAAAAAATGCATGGGAAGGACTAAAGGCTGGACTAGAAGCTATTTGGAACTTTCTATCTACAACTGCTTCAGCAATCTGGAATAGTTTAAAGAGTGCTGTTGTATCGATAGTTACTGGTTTGGTAAATGGAATTAGATCATTGTGGGAAGGATTTAAAGCATCATTTACAACAATTATCAACACTATTCAAAGTATTGCAGTAAACACATGGAATTCTATTAAGTCAAGTGTGACTAGTATTATTCAAAGCTTGGTTAATGCAGCACAAAATGCTTGGAATACTTTTAAAAGCGGAGTAAGTTCTTTAGTAAATTCTGTTACAAGTATCTTTAACTCACTTAGAAATATTAATCTATGGGATATCGGAACTGCGATTATGAACGGATTTTTAAACGGATTAAAATCCGCATGGAGTAGCGTTCAAAATTTTGTTAGTGGAATTGCAGGTTGGATTCGGGATCATAAAGGGCCGATTGAAGTTGATAGAAAATTACTTATCCCTGCTGGTAATGCTATTATGGAAAGCTTAGATGAAGGACTTAATGATAAGTTTGTAGAGGTTAAGAAAACTGTTAGTGGCATGGCTGGACAAATCAATAAATCATTCACAAGTGAAATGACAGATTTCGAGATAGGTTCTTCTATTTCAGGAAATCTGAAAATAGACGATATGTCAGCAGGTGATTTTTCAATTTCTAATAAGAATGATGATGTAATTAAAGCATTAAATATCGTTCAAGATCTATTAAAAGATATTTCAAATAAAGATATGAATACTTACTTAGATGGTGAAGTATTGGCAAAAAATTCGTATGACAGACAAATGACATTTGTAAGAAGGGAGGGTATCTAATTTATGGTTAAAATTAACAATGTAAATTTACCTATTAATCATTACACGCTAGTGGATGCAGGTGAAATACAGGTAGCTAAAAAGCGTATTACAGAAGAAAATAAAATATACGGAGCTAATGGTACATATGTTGTATCTGATGGAGCATATGAAAGCCAGGAGCGTATTTTGAAAATTTCTGCTGTTGATTTTGATAAAGTAGTGGAGTTATGCAATATATTTAACGAGGAAGATAATGAAATTGAGTTTGATCATGTAAAATCTTCAAAATATTATGCTGATTTGATAGATATAAGCTACTCTAAACAGGGAAATAAAAGATGGTTAGTTAATATTAAATTAAGATATAATCCCTTCAGATATTTAGCTGATAATGGACTTCTCACGCTTGGTGCAAGAGGAAGTATTACTAATGTGGGCAACGTATTCTCAGAACCTGTGATTGAGATTGAAGGTAATGGTGAGGTAAGCTTAACAATTGGCCAACAGACTATGGTTTTAAACCTAGATACTAAGGCCATAATCGATTGTAGGCATCAAAAACAAAATGTTTATGATAAAAATAGAAATATTAAAAATTCAATTCGAGTAAGGGGTGGTTTCTTTGAAATCCCCCCAGGACTCCAAGGAGTTGTTACTAATGGTAATGTATCTAGGATGCGAATCAAAGGAAATTGGAGGTGGCGTATATGATTTATTTAAAAGAGGGGAGAACTCCTCTTAATTTTGCTTATAGTGATGAAATAGTTCACGATGGGAATAGTACATATCAATTAAGTTTCAAATTTCCGACTAATAATCCATTGTGGGAAGAATTGGTTGAGGAAACACTTCTATTAGCTGATGATTTGCATGGTGAACAGGAGTTCATAATATTCGAAGTAGAGAAACATCACGCTTATATCACAGTCCACGCTAACCAAGTGGCCACGTTATTAAATAATTATTCTATCACGGAATTAAGTGTTAATAATGCAAGTGGTGATAGGGTGATGAGAAGTCTTGTTGGCAGTATTATACGTGAGCATAAATTCACATTTTCATCTGACATTGCATCAACGCATAGCATCAACTTAAAAAATGTGACAGTAGCTACAGCACTATTTAAAGACAAGCATTCTATTTTAGGTCAATGGGGTGGAGATTTAATCAGAGATAAGTACGACATTAGGCTGCTAAGCAACGGTGGTACTAACAAAGAAGCCTTGTTTATGTACAAAAAAAACCTAAAAACATACCAACAAAAGAAATCTATAAAAGATTTAAGAACTAGAATTCACTTTACTAAAACTATTAGCTCTCAAAAAGAGGGTGAGAAAGATAAGGTGATTGCTGTTACTGTAGATAGTCCGTTGATAAGTAAGTATAAGAATATTTACGAAGGAAATTTAGATGTAAGTGATCAAGATGTTATAGATGAGGTGACATTAAGAAAGTATGGTGAACAATATTTTAAAACGACACTATGTGATGTTATTGAAGAAAGTATTGAAATCGATGTTGTAGGTAATCCAGATGTACCAGTTAACATATTCGACACAGTTACAGTTTTCCATGAGAAATTTAATCTTGATGTTAAGAAGAAAATCACAAAATATACATATACTCCGATGGGGAGAAAACTAAAAACTATTGGATTCGGTAAAATTCAACAGGGATTAGGAACTACATTAGCAAGTATGATTGATGATGCAGTTACGGAGCATGTCGAGAGTAAAGTAGATGCCTTTAAAATTCAAAAGAATTTATCCGAACTATTAAAATTAGATAGAAAAGGCATTGAAGACAAATTAGTTGAACTTGAAGAGAGATCAAATAGTGCTTTAGAAGTAAAAAGAGCACTATTTGAAGCTGATGGAAACATTCCTGATGTTGTCAAAACAAAAATACTTGATGCAGTAGAAGCTGAGGTAGGTCGACTTAAAACTATAATAACTGAAGCAGAATTAATTAAGGCAATTCAAGCAAAATTAGATTATGCTGAAATTAAGAATACACTTATCGATAAAGCATTTATTAATCAAATTATATCCGATGAAAGATTCACTCAACAATTTAAGGATGGAGAAGTCACAACACAAAATATTTTCACAAAACTTAAAGATAGTATTAAGTCGAACATTTCAAAAGATTTTGTCACTAAAGAAGGTGTAAAAAAACTTGTTAATGATTTGACTATTGATGCTGATGGCATACGACAGATAACACAGCAGGAAAGCGAAAAAGTATTTGAGAAGAAAAAAGTTGAATTAAAAGGTGTTGATTCTTACATCCACAAAAAATACAGTGAATATGCTGACGGTCGTGACATGAGTGACAACTCAACACTTAAGTATATTGGTATATACACAGGTGACAAACAACAAGCACCTACTAACGCTAGTGAGTATTCATGGACTAAGATTAAGGTAGACGGTAAGCTATACAAGGCTTATTCTAACAACTTAAACGGTATTGATTTTACGCTAGTTGAACCGGACGAAAACGCTAAGTTATTCGCTAAGAATAGACCACGTGTGAATATCGTTAACGACAATGATATTAGTGATATATGGCAGGCGAATATGTTCTTAAGCTTTAAACCTAACACTAAATACACGTTGACAGCTAGGGCAAAAGGAAACAGTAATAAGTTGTGGGCTTATTTCAGAAATAATAGAACTAGTGAAGAGTATAGCTGGGGTCAGTTAGAATTCAGAGGACTAGAAACTAAGTCAATCACATTCACAACTACTAACGATGTTAACGATGTGTTATTTAAGTTTGTGTTAGTACCTGAGGACGAAGACTGGACAGGAATTCAGATTGACTGGTTCACAATTTATGAAGGTGATAAGAGATATGCTGATTATCCTGTTGATGAACCGGCACAATACCATAAATACCGTTATTTCGGTTATGTTTTTAAAGAAGGTACACCAGTAGCAAGTGATTTTGAATGGTTTGATTTACAACAAACATCAATTACTAATGACAAATATACTCACATAGTATATTCAGACAACGCTGATGGAAGTAATTTCGGCCGTGAACCTAAGAAATACATGGGGGTTGCAAGGACTACATCTCCAACACAACCTACAGATAAGACTGCTTATAAGTGGTTTAAGGTTAAGGGGGAAGACGGTAGAGATGGTGCGGATGGTGCGGACGGTAAGTCTATAAAAGAAAATCTGTTACCTAATTCAAATTTTGCAAAAGAGCTTGAAAACTGGGAAATGGCTAGATTAAATAATAGTGGTTTAAATTGGCAAAAGGGACACGCAATTGATAATTTTGGTAGAGGATTGCACATTTGGGGAACACCTAACGGTGAGTATAAAGGGTTGGGAACTGTACCGTTTAATTTAATAGCAAAACAAGGTGAGAAATTAACCTTATCAATGGATTTAGGTAAGGACGCATTAACGTAAAATGCTACTTTATTTATAGGATTACATTATGTCGTTGATAATGATATAGTTTCACAACAATGGCAAACACTAGATTTAGCAACACAAAATTTTGAAGTTAAAAAATATAAACGCATTTCAAAAACGTTCACAGTTAGTGCTGATATGAATAGATGTAGGTTGATGATTCACACCCAAAATAATAAGCTTATAAATTTCTATATTGATAATATCAAGTTAGAACGTGGTGACACCGCTACTGACTGGTCACCAGCTTATGAAGACTTACGAGGTCGTGACGGTGTAAGTAACTACATTCACAGAAAATATAGTGACTCGTCAAACGGTGCTAATATGGACGATAATTCAAATCGTAAGTATATAGGAATATACACAGGAACAAGCCCAACGCCACCTACAACAGCAAACAGTTATTTATGGTCGAAAATCAAAGGTGAAGACGGAGCAAACGGAGTTCCTGGGGTTAAAGGTGCTGATGGAAGAACACCTTATTTCCATACAGCTTACGCTAACAGCCCTACTGGAGACAGAGATTTTAGCACAACAAATAGCAACGATAAACTATATATAGGAACTTACAGCGATTTTGAGGTTGCTGATAGTAATGATTATCGTAAATACAAATGGGTTAAAATTAAAGGTGAAGACGGGCGTAACGGAGTAAGTAGTTACATTTATCGTAAGTACAGCGACAACGCCAACGGGTCGCCGATGAGTGATAACTCAAACCTTAAGTATATTGGCATTTATACCGGTACTAGTGCAACAGCTCCAACAACGCCGTCAGCTTACACTTGGAGTAAGATTAAGGGTGAAGATGGTCAACAAGGTGTGCCGGGTGCTAGAGGATCAGATGGTAGAACTAGTTATTTACACACGGCGTACGCTAATAGTGCGACAGGCGAACGTGATTTTAGTACCACTAATAGTACTAACAAAGAGTACATCGGAACTTACACTGATTTTGAAATTAATGACAGTAATGATTATCACCGTTATAAATGGGTAAAAATCAAGGGGGAAAATGGAGCTAATGGTCGCAATGGAACGGACGGACACAGTTTGACAGCTAATTTGAGATTAGAAGGTACTTACATTAATGGCGTAACAAATAACGTTAAGTGTTATTTGGATGTATTTTATGACGGTCAGAAGATAACTGATGGTTTCAATGCTCAGATAAAATTCAAGGGCGGTATTTTAAATACGTGGAGTAATTTTTGGACTGCGAAAGTCGACAACACAGGGGTTTTAACGAATGTAAGCTGGGGGAATAAGGAACAACAATACCCGATAGCATTAGAAGTAATTGTGTTAGTCACTTATAAGGATTTAAACACCATCGCTAATGCAAGAATGGAAAACGTTCCTGATATAGTTGAAATTAAAGAAGTTGTTAAGAAATATAAGACGTTTGAAAGCACACTAGAAGGCTTTACGTCAGTTGTAGGTGAAATTAATACTAAGGTACTAACCAAACAACAGATTAGACAAAATTTAAGTAGTGAAGATGTTGAGAAAACAGGTAACGATTTATATTTTAACACTAAAGAAAACTTACAAGCTAATGAATATTATACGATTTTAGCTGATTTAGATAACGTCCCAGCTAACCAACAAGCTTATATCTATAGTGCTAGTGATGGTGGAGATAAAAAAACAATTCAGAACGGGTTAAATTACTGGGTTGTGAAATACACAAACAATCAAACTAGAATCAATCTATACCCATTAGGAACCAACACTAAAGTTAAGAATGTAAGAATTTACAAGGGTGATTTTAGGGTTAAGAAGGATGATGAACGAGAAAACTTATATAGTAGTTCTGCTACTGATAGCGGTGATAAATTTATTCATCTGAATTTAAATAAAAATAAAATCAATGGAAATGTTTATACTGTTAAGTTTGATGCTTCGGGGTATTCCAACGGGGATAGATGGGATATTTATAATCGTATTGGCTATGACGAGAATAATCTAACTCAACTATTGAGAGCTAAGGGGAACGAACTCACTTTCACTATTAACGACAACACAACGGCTGACAGAATGTATATAAGAATGAAACAGGTTGGAAACACTACCATTTCTAATGTTGAAATATACGATGTTAGCACTGAATATGTTAAAAACAGTCAAGTAAGTAAGTTAGAAAGCTCAATCAAACAAACTAAAGATGAGATAGATTTAAAAGTTAGTAAGGATAATGTAATAAACTCAATAAATATTAGTGCTGAAGGGACTAGAATAAAAGGTGATTTAATCGCCGATTATTTGTACGGAAAGACTATTGAAGGAGCGGTTATCCAAGGTAATTCAAAAATTAAAATAGGTAAACATGGATACATGATACCTGTCGGAGAAGGATTAAGATTTTGTCTGCCTGAAAAGCCTGATGCAAATAAGGGTGTAGGGATTCAAATGCTAGGAAATTATGGTCGTAATGGTGATACTCCTTATGGATTTTACTTATATGTAGATCCTAATTTTGATACTAGAGAGGTTGCAGGAACTGACTCTTACTTAATGACTGTAAATGGTTATATTTCCACTAGAGGTGTAAATAATTTGAAATTTCAAAATTATTCAGATAATAGTACAGCAATAGGTGTGTGGGATAAAAATGTATCATTGCTTTTTGATAGAACTAAAAATGATATATATTACGAATGGAACGGTAAAATTTATAGTATATGGCAAATGGTAGATAGATTTTATAGCACTACTTCTGACGCTAGATTAAAAAAAGATATTAGACCTTGTGGATATAAAGCGCTAGATTTAATAAATGATTTTAAATTTAAAAGTTTTAATTGGGAACATAGGGAACAATTGGAAAAGAAATCATTTACTGAAATAGGGTTGATTGCTCAAGATGTTGAGAAGATAAATAAAAATTTTGTAACTATGGCAGGGGAATATAAAACATTGAATCAGTTTAATTTACTTACATACTCACTTAAAGCTATTCAAGAACTCTCAACAGAAAATCAACAACTTAAATCACAACTTAATGAAATGAACGAAAGACTAACTAAACTGGAGGATAAAATCAATGGCAACATATAAGAAAAATTATGCACGTGCTACTTACGACAGCAGCGGAGCAGTGCTGACAACCATTGTTAGTATATTTAGCACTAGTGGTGGAACGGTAATTGAAACCACGCTAAAAGGTGACCATTTAACGAAGTCAGAAGATGAAATAGTACAACTGGCACTCGATCAGTTCTATGAAGACACATATCCAAATAAAGCTGAGAACGAAAAATTCACAGCAATGGGAAAAGAGTTGAAAGAGTCAACAGAAACACTTGACACAACACGTAAAATGTTAGCACAAAGCGTTATTAAAGAGTTTGAATATGAATCTAACTTTGAAGATATTGATAGTAAATTAGAATTTTTAGCTAAACACTTAAATATCACTTATCCAGCTAAGGAGGATGATGAAGATGAAAAAGAAAGTAGTAGCGGTTCTCGAGAAGCTACAGCTGTCTAGCCTGATATTTTTAGAAATCATGAAAGGAGGTAATACTATGATAGTTAAATATTTAGCAGTAACTATTCTTGATGGACTAATGACATTAGAAGAAATCAAGAACAAAAAACTTCGCGAACTAGTGAAAACTGAACTTGACAAAATGGGATTAGCTGAAGTAGTTGAAGAAGACAAACAATAATTTTAAGGGGGCTTTGAGCCCTCTTTATTTTAAAGAAAGGAGACATAATGTTTGAGAATATTTTATTTATAGTCTCACAAGTATTAACAGTTGTGATTTTACCCGCCGTAAAATGGTGGTTGGATAAAGGTAATAAAGAACTTATAGGACAAATAGAAAGCTTGAATAATGAGGTTAAGAAGACCCAAACTCAAGTCGATGAAGTAACACAAATAGGTCTACATAATCGTGATTCTAATAAAAGTATAATGT